ACATTGGGCGGTGGAGCACCACTCGGTGCTGCATTGATTGGTTCAGGTATTGGCATGATGCTTGGTGGGGTGGCTATGATGCTTATGCCAAAGGTTGATACGACTCAAGATCAAAACCAAGACGGCAATAGAGCAAATAAGGGCTTTGGCGGTGCAGTTACCACCGTTGCTCAGGGCAACCCAGTACCTATTTTATATGGGCAACGTGAGATTGGTGGATTTATTGTGAGTGCTGGTCAATATCCAGAAGATCAGATGTAAATTCAAGTTATTAAATAGGCGCTTTCTAGCGCCTTTTTTATTGCGTGAGATTTCTTATGAATGCAGTAGTAGGCGCAAAAAAGGGAAGTAAAAAACAACGGCAACCCGTAATTTCTCCAGATTCTGCACAGTCAAAAACTTATATTAAAGTCTTATATGGATTAGCTGAAGGAGAAATTGAGGGTCTAGCAAATGGCCTTCAGTCAATTTATTTAGAAGAAACTCCACTTCAGAATGCAGATGGAAGCTTTAACTTTGAAAATGTAAAAGTTGATTTTCGAAGAGGCACTAATGATCAGGAATACATTGAGGGATTTCCATCTGTAGAAAGTGAAACTGCCATCGATGTGGAGTTGAAGTCCGAAACGCCATGGGTCCGCGCCTTTAGTAATCTTGATCTTGATGCGGTTCGCTTACGCTTGAAATGGGGGCCATTAAGAAGCCAAGATGCCACAAATGGTGATGTATCAGGCGTGACAATTGAATATGCAATTGATTTACAGACTGACGGGGGGATCTGGACTGAAGTACTAAAAACCAAAATTTCAGATAAAACATCTGCAAATTACGAACGAGCACACCGTATTGATTTGCCTCGAGCTGATTCTGGATGGCTTGTTCGTGTGCGCCGTCTTACTCCTAATTCCACTTCTGAATTTATCAGCGACAAGATGTATATTTCCGCAGTAACCGAAGTTATTGATGCGAAATTAAGTTACCCCAATACAGCATTATTGGGCCTTCAATATGATGCTGAGACTTTTGGAAACGTTGCTAAAGTTGCTGCAGATACAAAGGGAAGAATTCTAAAGGTTCCTACTAACTACAATCCAGCAACACGGCAATATGTTGGGATTTGGGACGGTACTTTCAAAGAGGCATATTCTAATAACCCAGCATGGATCTACTACGATATATGCACTGCTGACCGTTATGCTTTGGGTGACCGCTTAACCCCATTCATGGTTGATAAATGGTCTTTATATCGCTTGGCACAATACTGTGACCAAATGGTGCCAGATGGACTTGGCGGACAGGAACCACGCTTTACTTGTAATGTTTATCTTCAGAGTGCTGAAGGCGCTTTTGAGATTTTAACAAAGCTAGCTGGTGTATTTCGTGCGATAACATTCTGGGATGGGATGAGCATTATTTGTGATGCGGATATTCCACAAGATACTTATTTCACATATACGCGTGCCAATGTCATTGATGGTAATTTTGAGTACGCGGGAACCCGTGCTCGAGATAGACATAATGTCGTTAAAGTTGCGTGGGATAATCCTGCGAATCACTATAAAACAGAATATGAATTTGTTCGCGATGAAAAGGCGATTACTGAAGCTGGCCAAGTTCGTATCTTAGAAATTGATGCTTGGGGATGTACTTCACGTGGACAAGCGCAGCGAGCAGGTTGGTGGGCTTTAAAGTCTGAGCAGTTAGAAACCCGAACCGTTAGTTTCAAAGTTGGTCTTGATGGACATATTCCTTTACCTGGCAAAGTGATTGAAATTGCAGATCCTCTATTTGCTGGTCGAGCAAACGGTGGACGTGTTTCTAAAATCTCTGCAGATCGTAAAAGCATTACGCTTGATCGTGACGATGTTGTTGCAGTTGCCGGTGACAGACTTATTATTAATGGCGAGGATGGAAAGGCTCAAGCGCGTATTGTTCAATCTATCTCTGGTCGAGTTGTTAATGTTACTCATGAGTTTGATGCTATTGCTACTCAAAATGTGTGGGTGATGGATGCTCAAGACTTAGCAACAATGAAGTTTCGAGTGATCTCGATTACTCAAGACGAAATTCATCAATTTTCAGTAACTGCACTTCAATATAATCCAGCCAAGTTTGATGCCATTGACAAGGGTGCTTATTTTGATGAGGTTCCGATTTCGATTGTGAACCCAACAATTCAGGATCCTGTAAGTGATATCGTAATTACTAGTGAAAGCCGTATTGATCAGGGGATCAATGTGGCGACAATGATTGTGTCTTGGGCGCAGGCTAAGGGCGCGGTTAAATATCAAGTTGAGTGGCGTAAAGATGACGGTAGTTGGATCAAGCTGCCAATTATCGGTAATAATTCAGTAGAAGTTCCTGGTATTTATGCCGGTCAATATCAAGCACGTGTAACTGCGATTTCAGCATTTGAGATCGCTTCTTTACCTGTTTATTCAACTTTGACTGAACTCTCTGGTAAGCAGGGTTTACCTCCAAAATTGGCATTTATCCAAGCGACAGGAATCTTATTCGGTATAAAACTTGATTGGGGCTTTCCAGCAACTGGTGCTCTAGATACAGCTTATATCGAGATTCAAGTTTCACCGGATGGTACCAGCAACATTGCTCAATTGGGCTTATTCGCTTATCCAACGACGACTCATACTCTGCAAGGTTTGCAGCCAAATCTGACTCAATTTTATCGGGGGCGCTTGATCGACAGGATTGGGAATATTGGACCTTGGTCGGACTGGACTCATGCGACAACTTCTGCCGATGCAACAGATGTTCTTGAGCTTTTGAATGATCAAATCAGTGAAACTCAACTTAGTCAGGATTTAAAAACTAAGATTGATCAAATTGAGACTATCGATATTCAGATTCCTGAGATTAAGCAGGATATCAAGAATACGAAAGATCAGATTTATCAAGAGATTATTGATAGACAAGCGGCCGTTAAAGCAACCAAAGACCAAATTGAACAAGAGGTTCAAAATCGGAAAATTGCAATTCAGCAGGCAGAGGAGGGCTTAAGCCAGCAGATTATCGATGGTGATGATAGTGTTCTTGAGGTTGTAGAAACGGTTAAGAAATCTAGTGAAGATGGTATCGCAGCAGTTCAACGAGACATAAAAGTTGTGGCTAATGATCTTTCACTTGTAGCTGAAAAAACGGACGGTGTTTATATACAGCTTAACCCACCGTTGATCGGCTCTGAGTCAGATTTGATTGGTAACGATCAAGGTTTTGCAGGGACTTGGTCTGTTCAATCAGCGATGATCCAGGGAGATCTTGCACTAAGTAAACGTATTGATACAACCGTCGTTGAAGTAAATGATTTGCGTGCATACGCTCAGCAAGAGGTCCAAGCCAGAATTGAGGGTGATAAAGTCTCTGTTCAAAAAATAGATTCTTATATTGCAAGCAATGATACTGCTTTAGCATCTGTCCGAGATTCGGCAAAAGTTGCAGTTGAGCAATCAGCGGCAAATGCTGAATCGATTAAGAGTATCAATATTGAATTAGCTGATAAGGCAAATACTGGTGCACTAAATCAAGTTAAGTCTGATCTGAAAGATGTGGACAAATTACTTACTGCTCAAACAACTAAACTAGATGGAGTGTATGCTCAAGTAAATCCACCTCTAATTGGTTCGGAATCCGATTTGATTGGTAATGAAGGAGGCTATGCTGGTGTCTGGTCTGAACAGTCAGCTCGGATCGAAAATGATCTTGTTGTAAGTAAGCAAGTTGATTCTACTCTTGCAGAACTGAATGGACTTAAAGCATATGCACAGCAAGAAGTTCAAGCTCGAATTGAGGGCGATAAAGTAACTGTTCAAAAAATAGATACTTATATTGCTAGTAATGATAGCGCTCTTGCAACGGTCCGTGATTCAGCAAAAGTTGCAGTTGATAATTCAAATGTTAATGCTGAAGCAATTAAAAATATCAAAATCGAGTTAAAAGACAAAGTTAGTACCGGTGCACTTGATCAAACTAATTCAGATATTAAGGAGGTTGATAAAAAGGTTGTTGCTCAAACAACTCGTATTGACGGCGTTTATGCGCAATTAAACCCATCTCTAATTGGTTCGGAATCTGAGCTAATTGGTAACGATGGTGGCAATGCAGGTGTCTGGTCAGAGCAGTCCGCACGCATCGAAGGGGACTTAGCCCAAGCTAAGCTTACTGAACAGCTTTCTGCTCAGATGAATGAGAGCAGCGCCGTATTCAAGCGTCAACTCGAGGCAAATTCGAGTGCTATTTCTTCTACTTTAAAATTAACTGAAACGTTGCAAACAAAGGTTGGTGAGAATAGTGCTTCTATTGAAACGGTCTCAAAAAGTGTTGATGGCGTATACGCACAGCAATTTACAAAGTTTGATGTGAATGGTCATGTTTCCGGTCATGGATCAATGAATGATGGTAATACTTCTACTTTCATTTTTAACTATGACTGCATTCAATTTGGTACTCCGGTGGGTATTGATGGAATAGAGCCAAAACCCTTGATGACATTACAGAATACGCCTGTAACTCTGCCGAATGGCACAGTTATTCCGCGTGGTTTATATGTTGACAATGCTAGTTTTGGATATATCAATGCTAATCGAATTTGGGCAGAAAACTTAAGTGTTATCACTGCAAATCTTGGCACTTTTACCTCACTTGCAGATGAAAACAAACCTAACGGTGCTAGAACTGTTATTAGCGGCAAAAAGATTGAAGTCTATGACGAATTGAATCAAGTCCGAGTAAAAATCGGTATTTTCTAAGGAGAAAAGTTAGTGGATGCTCAGTTCTTGGCTTCTATTGATGGAGCTCAATTAATACCATTCAAGCAAACCTTGCCAATTTCTCATATGGTTGGAGAGGTTATAAATCCAACAGATATTAACTCTTATCAAGATAGCGCTTCATGGCAATTTACCATTCCTGATGGTCTTGCCAAGCCTATTTTGATTGGTGAGATAAAAGGGTGCCGATGTGCCTTTGAGCAAATTTCTACTTCACCTAATACTTGGAGATTTCAAGCTATGGGTTTGTGGTTTCGACATAAACAGTATTCATATTTAGATCAAAAACAGTGGAAAGAACCCATGATTCCAGCAGGATTTAAAATTCGTTATGGTGGATATCGTGGCTAGTTATTTTGAACTTAAAAACGATAACTTCAATGTTGTTATTGATGATACATATAACTCAGCTAAGTTCTTAGGAAAGTATGACGTAACTTTAAATACTTTTATTGATCGTAATACTAGTTCTTATTATGTGGAAGGATCCGATTATACATGGTCGGGTACCGTTACAGCAGCGACAGGCAATACTTTAAGAGAGCTAGGTTTTGACTATGATGAACCAGGTGATGCTGACTATGAAAAATTCTTAGCTAGTTTAAATAGTCAAATTCTTTCTTTTGCTCGGACGCTTTCAGGGCGTCCAATTCGATCAAATTCAATATTAACTAGAATTAATGGTGTATGGAGGTTCAACTTCAATCTCTTTGGTTACCAGCAAGGAGATGTAGGAACAGTTGTAAGCTATACCATTGCTAAAATGATGCCGAGTAAATTTGGCCTACAGGTTTTTAATGCTGAAGGTACCTTAGTATTTGATGCTCTTAAAGGATATTTGCAATTGGCAGGAATCATGACCGGAGGAGTAAACACCTATAATAATCCCGCCGCTACTTATACGATTACTTTGCCTGAGCAGTTATCAAGTGAATATTTGTACATATCTGATACCTTATCTTACCCATGGCGGTGCGGAATGAAATTTTCAGGAGGTGGAGTTACTTATGGTGAAGCAAACTTTTATCCAGTAATGTCTTTTCCAAGCCTAAATACTATCGAAGTTAAACTTGTCCAATGGGGGAATATACCAGGAACAACTGGCGCAAGAAGCTTTAATTATTTTTATGAGGCAGTTATTTATTGCCCATATCCCAAAAATTTCTACACAGGTAAACAGTAATTCAAGACTAAATCTAATTTTTTGAACTTTATAGCACCCATTTGGGTGCTTTTTTATTGTTGCTCCAATGATGGATTGGACAACGAAAGACTACCGCTTCCTAGCGGTCTTTTTATTTCTGGAGATATCAATGGAACCAGTTTCCACTAGCGGTTTAACAGCAATTTTAAAATTTTATGGTGCAGCAATTATGGTGACTTTAGCGGTTGCTTTAGTTGCAGCAGTTGTATTGATGACACGAATGCCACGCTCACCACAAGAGTGGGGTGTAGGCTTGATCTGCACAGTTGTATCAAGCCTTGCTGGCGGCTCATTCATTATAGTGAAGTGGGGGCTTCATGAATGGGTTACTGATGTATGGGGGATGATTGCTCTAGGTGGGTTCTTCTTTGTTTGTGGTTTACCCGGTTGGGCTTTAGTCCGTTGGATTTTTAATTTTATAGATAAACAGGAAGGTAAAACGATCGTTGAAGTGATCAAAGAGTTTAAAAAAGCCAGAAAAGACATTGAAAACAGTTAATGCCGCCTTCGGGCGGTCTATTAATACTAATGTATCAATTAGTGTCTTCTTTATATTGTTTTTATAATTTGTTATCTTCTTTTGTCTTTACTTTATAAGAGAGGAATAAAATTGAATATCATTTCATTTGACGAAGAATTATTAAAAACAACAGCACGACACTGGATTGATCGCGGTATAGCATTAAATCTTGATGACGAATTAATTGAGTTAAATGAACAGTTTTTCGAACACATTCAAGCAAGTAAAGATTATGGGGATTATTTAACGCGAGAAAGTCTAAACACTTATATCGGTATTTGTGAAGATGATTGTGATCATCCAAATGTTATTGTTGAAGTCGGTTATCATCGTCGTGGACGTGAATTAACGTTAAAGATTTTTGATATCTACATTAGCCCAGAGCTTGATAGTTTAGTTGATTCAGAATATGATTCGAAATACGCAGAATATTTGATCTTTATTATTCAAAAATTCTTGCAGCATGCTGATTGTTCTGGTAGTGCGACTAAAATCTACGCACGTACGGACTATAGTCAAGCATTCTTACAGCGAATGCATGACGCAGCAGAATCCATTAAATCAGAATTAGATAAAGCTGGTTTGACAGTTAAGTTTGAAGGTAAGCGTTGGCTTGCCTTTCGACGTCAATAAACCTTACTAAATAGGTGTGGGAATTATGAACGTTATTTCATTGCTAAGTCATGTTCAATTAACTGAAACAAAACAACAAAAAGTTAATGAATTGGTAGCTCAATGTGTATTGTCTGCTTGTGCAAAAACTCCAAGTATGCGAGAAGTTCTCAAGGGTGATATGCGCAGCACCATTCATGCATCTCGTCTCCGAAAAGTATCATAAAATCTAAAAATCAGAAAAACCCCGCAAATGCGGGGTTTTTTATTGCCTAAAGGAAAGTGAAATGAACATTGAACAATATCTTGAAGAGTTGATTAAACGAGAAGGCGGTTATGTAAATAATCCAGCCGATCGGGGCGGTGCAACAAAGTTCGGTATTACTGAAGCGGTCGCACGTGCAAGCGGCTATAAGGGCAATATGAAAGATTTGCCTTTAGATGTGGCCAAAGCAATTTATAAAAAGCAGTACTGGACGGCTACGCGATTTGACCAAGTGAATATCATTTCTTCTGCTGTAGCTGAAGAGCTTCTAGATACTGGTGTGAACTGTGGTACTGGATTCGCACAACCACTTTTACAGCGAGCTTTAAATTTGTTGAATAATGAAGGTAAAGCCGGATATGCAGATTTAATGATTGATGGTGTTTATGGTCCTAATACTTTAGGAGCTCTCAAAACTTACTTGGCCAAACGAGGGAAAGATGGCGAGAAAGTCCTTGTAAGAGTTCTCAACATTATGCAAGGGCAACGTTACATTGAAATCTGTGAGCGAAATCCAAAACAAGAACAATTCTTCTATGGCTGGATTGCTAATCGCATTTCATTATGATGTTTCAACATTACTCTGCTTCTACATAAATAGACGCAGAGTAAATGTGGGGGTGAAATTAAAAATTACTTAATATTTATGTTTTCTAGATCATTTATTTTTACTACTTTTAAATCATCTTTATCTTTGTCAATTAATAAAAAATTATCGGAGAACTTGTCTAAAATAAACCATTCTTTCTCTGTTTTTACATTTAATGTTGCTTTTGCTAGTTTTTCTACTTTTAAACTATTATTTTCATAAACACCATAAACTAAAG